AACATCGAGAACAAATACTTTACCGTCGCCAATCTTTCCTGTTTTAGCTGCTTCAGAGATAACTTTAACGCACTCTGCAGCAATCTCGTCAGATACTACTGTTTCCAGCATTACCTTTGGTACGAAATCGATCTGGTATTCAGCGCCGCGGTACAGTTCGTGGTGACCTTTCTGACGCCCGTAACCTTTCACTTCAAATACTGTCATGCCTGTAACACCGAGGGTGTTAAGAGCATCTTTGACTTCGTCAAGCATGTGGGGCTTGACAATGGCTTTGATTAATTTCATTTTTTCCTCCACTAGAAAAAACCAGATTCACCTATTTATATAACAAAAGCTGTGCCAGAAATCTGATTTTGCTCCTGCCGCTCTGATGAAGCCTTATTCGGGCTTTGAGGTTAGTTAAATATTTAAATGATGAATAAATAGTGCTCAGGCGGTGATTAAAAAATAATCAAACGATTAAAAAGAGGACAATTTCATATCGAGCGAATCTTGAAACTGCCCTCCGGTAAGGGATTAATACTTTTTATCCGTTGTCTCGTCTATGCGTGCGTGTATCCTTATTATGTCGCTGTGGAGCTGTCCGTGCCTCTCCCGGCACTCCTTTTTGCTCACGTAGTCACGAGCCAGTATTATGTTCGTTTTGTTCTGGCTTTCCCGCAGTGCATTGATGGAGCGCCATATGGGGATGAGTACAAGGCTCGCTATGCTCCCCAGTGTCTGTATGATGTCTGATATCTCTATGGTCATCATGCCTCCCCGTCTATGGGCAGGTCGGCTTTTATCTCTGCGGCCTTTGCTATGGCTTTCGTATAGTCGGGTTCAGTGCCGTCGTATATCGCTTCATTTCGTGCCGCTTCAAAGAGAGGGTCCGACTCCAGCTTATACCTTATGCTCCTTACCTCGGCATTTGAAAGGGGCTGTATCCCCTGCTCGCTGAAGGGCGCATCTATATCTATCATTGTGCCGTCGGGGACAAAGACGCACTCTGCATTTTCATAGGCCACATTCTGTTCGTTGTCATGAGTGGCTGTCACTCTGTTGTTCATTATATACACTCGCATATATCAGCTCCTATCTAAAAATGTATGAGTTAGCATTGCCAATGGTATTAACGGCAGGGGAGGCATCTTCATAGACAGCACCGGCAGCATAGATTCCACCTGAGTAGTATGCGTATAGATCATTTAATACATTACCACTTATATTAGTTGTGCCGTTAAGAACAATGTCAGAGTTGACAAGAGCATAGGCACCGGTGGAACCATTGCCTGTGGAGGTTATCTCACCATTAGCAGTTATTTTGCTGTTCTGGGTTGCGATTATGCCGTCGCTGGCGTTACCTGTGCATGTGAAAAGACTTCGGACTACAACTGAAGAGTTACTGTATGCGTAGGTACCTCTTGATCCTCCGTTTGTTACTATTATGCCGTTGCAGTTAACTTGAGATGCATAGGCGACATACATTCCCACCGATGCGGGGTGGGATATTCCTATGTTTCCACCGTCCAAAATAGCCGAAGAGTAATAACAGTATATTCCATATCCGGCCGGTGATTCTATTGTCAATCCTCCGAGATATCCGAGCCTGTTTCCGTTCCCTATCTGGATACCGCCAACGGCGTTATTACAGTTCAGCACTACCTTCGTATGGTCGCTTCCGTTCCCCTTAATATGTATATTGGCAAGGTCAGGGTGGTTCAGGTTGGTAGTGCTCGGCATGGTGTAGGTTCCGTCTGCTATCTGGATGGTGACTTTCACATTCGGAGCTAGGCGGTAATTATTCAGATAAGCCAGCGCGTTGTTCAGGCTTGCAAAGTCCCCGCCTGAATTGGCGACATTCAGCGTGACGCTGGAATATATCATTTCTGCTTTTGCGGTATTAAGCTCTTCCAGTGCGTCCAGCACATTTTCTGATGTCAGTGTGCCAGTATAGTATACTTTGTCGGCAGACAGGTTCACGTCGAGCAGGCTCCATGAAGTGCCGTCGGAGCGGTACATCCCCGCCTGTCTGCGGTTTATCAGCATCACGCCCGTGGTGGTATGTACAATATATATATCACCTGCATGTTCGGATGCGGCGGGCAGGTCTGCGAATGTGGCTGCCTCGCCGTCGATTATCCCCCCCGTTCCTCCTGTGAATCCGTCGATGTTCACCCGCAGAGCGTTGGCATCCTCGTCATAGACAAGGTTAAAGACCTCGCCCTCGGTCTTATAAGTTGTTTTCAGAGTGCCGTCACTGCTGTCGAAAACGGCGTTCAGTATCTCTTTTGTGCTTTTATAGCTCATTCCCGTTCTCCTTCTATCTTCTTTTTACGTATATTCTGTAGTTCTCGCTCGGCATTTCTTCTGTGTTTATGCCGTATATCTCTGTGAAGGGTTCTTCCATACCTTCGGTTATGATGCATATGCTGTGTTTCATCTCTTCGCCTGCCTCGGCGGTGTTTATGCTTCCGTCGGAGGTGAACATCCCTCCGCTGCAAAGGGTGATGTCTGCTTTCATAATGTTCCCTGCATAGCTGTCCAGAAGCATGGTGCAGGATGCCTCGCCTATCACCGTTCCGTATGTCTGTGCGGATGCACCGTCCACCTCTGCATATGCCGATGCTATGGGAATATTTATGCCTGTGGAGGTGTAGAGGTAATAGCTGAAATCGACCCTTCCTGATACTCTCGGCCTCCAATCGGTGAAGGTGTTTATCTGATAGATCATGCATCCCCAGCCCGTGCGTGGATTTATATATCTGCCGAATACATTCGATCTGGTGCCGTTGAAGACGTGCGCAGCCGTTTCATTATTATATGTGGTATAGATAAGCTCCGCTCCGTAGTAGAACTCTGTATACCTGTTCCACACGCCGTCGTACCAGTCTGTCTCTATAGAAACAAAGGCTTCGTTTGTGGCGGCATCTGACCTGTTCAGATAAAAAGTGTGGTCAACCTCGCACTCGTATTCCTTCAGCGGTTTATACCTGTCGTAAAACTTCGCAGGGTGCTGTATGAAGGCTTCTGTGTCGTATGTGTACGGCTCTTCCGTTTCAAAGACCAGTGCAGGTGTGCGCACGCACGGCCATGAAGTGCGGGGGAATCCGACCACATGGGAAGGCTCGCCCTTATACAGCCTGATAACGGCATCGTCTCCCACGGCAAATGCATCTGCGGAGCTGTATCCTGCGGGGCAGTTATACACGATGGGGAGGGTGAGCACGCTGCCACCCGTCAGCACGGTGGCCGTGACATCCTCACGGTTTGTCCCGAGGACGATGCCTGTCCTGTAGCCGATGTTTCTCAATGGGTCTTTTATGCTGGTGCTGTGTATCATCTCCATCAGTTCACCCCGCTGTAAAAATGCTCGGGCACAGCCACGTCATCGTATTCAGACAGGGTGTCCGATGCGTTCCTGCTGGAAGATTCGTCGGGGATAAGGGGTATGTCGGAGGTGTTCTTCATTATGAATACCCTCTGACCTATCTCGTAAGGTGCGTGGTCTGTGCTTTTTATCCAGTAGTGTTTCCCTCGGAATGCGACACATATGCGGTAGTTTGTGTCGTAGCTCCATTCCTTGCGTATGGTCTTGCCTATGCCCCCTGCATATGGGACATATTCATATGTGTAGCCCAGCTCCGGTCGGGATGGATTTTTATAAACCTTTTCCCTTTTCACAAGCCCGCATCCTGCAAATTCGGCGGATGTGAATATCTCCGTCTGAAAGTCTATGATGGCTAGGTAGTGATACCCGTCCACGCCGCGCAGTCCGTAGTGCACTGCAGTTTCCTTCCCGGGGATAAGGTACTTCTCCGATATCGATGTCTTATGCAGGGTCTTCCCTTCGTCGTCAAAGGTGAGGGTGACGCTCTCTCCGTCTGCCTCGCCTATGGATGTTGGTGTGTCTGTCCTTATGGTTCCGCTGCTGTATGTGGTCTGAAATTTGTTTACTGCGCAGTGCTCCGCCAGAGGCAGTTCCGCCGTGATGAAGTCGCCGTCCTCATACCATTTCACACCGCTGTCCGTGTCTATCTCTCTGCATGGTGGCGATGCCAGCATACATTCCTCGCCCGAGCCGTTGGGCAGTATGTATGCCGTTATCCTTCTGGCCGTACCGCCTGCGGGGGATAGGTTCACTCTTATGTTTATCTGCCTCGCCGTAATGCTTGTGATGTCTGCTATCTTTCTGCCCCCGACATACATGCTGACGGTTTCGGTTATGTCCTTTTCTGTCACGGTCAGCCCTGTGGATGAGCATTTATTGCCGTAGCAGATCCCCTTCGGGTAGTATCTGTCTTTGCATATATATATGTCGGGGGTTAGGTATCTTTCGCTGCCCAGTGCCATTATTCCACCGTAAAGTAATCGTTGCCGATGGTGTCTTTGTCCGTGTCAGTGTACCCGTCACGGGTGATGCGCAGGGCGTAAGTGCCCGATTTCATACTGCCCAGCCTGATAAGACCCGCATTGTCTGTGCGCCCGCTGAAACTGCCGTTTATATATACCGACGCATTCGGCAGAGTCTCCTTTGTACAGGCGTCACGCACGGTCATCACCACGTCTTTGTCATACACATCTGTCAGGTATCCGTCGGTGAAGTCCACGAGGAAATCTCCCGTGAGGGTCTCGCTCTCAGCGCTGACCAGCATGTATGTAGGGTGACTGCATACGACGTCTATCAGGTCATAGCTGGTCTCATACTGAACCTTCAGCACGCCTGTGGTGACGGCGGGGAGGATTATCCTGCTGCCGTATATGAGCGGTCTACCTTCGCCGATACCTTCCCACGATGCGGATATCAGCTTTTCTATGAAGTATGTCGTATTCCCCGAGTCGGCAGAGCGGAAGGCGATGTATTCGGTGAAGGTCTGCTTTACGCCTCTCATGTATACCTCCGCCGAGCCCCACGATGTGCTTATCTGCGGATTCTGTCCGCCGGGGTACAGCTTCAGCCTTGCCCGCTCGTCGGGGGCAAATATCGTCTTACCCCCGTTCTCCTCAGCCTCCAGTACGAACTTAAAGCTGGACAGCCCCGTATCAGCCGAGGTGAATGTTATCTTGCTCTCAGACATCGCCCGACCTCACATATACTATGACGGGGTATTCGGATATATCCCGCTTCGCCAGTGTCAGCCCGAAGAGCCTGTATGTCGTCTGGTATGTGAGTGAGAGTGCGGCGATCTTTGACTCTGTGGGGGCGGATGATGCCTGCACACTGTAGCTGTCGTATGCCGTCACACTGCCGAGGCTGTTCCCCAGCCATTCATATCCGCTTATCTTTTTCACGGGCTTTTCTGTGTCTGCGGTCTGTTCCGTGATGAACGGGAGCACCTCGTCTGATATTGTGCCTGTGTATATCCCCATGTCGGTGAGCTCGCCGTCGGATGCGGTTGCGGATATCTTTTCGGCCTCATGGCTGTATACTCTGAAGTACGCCGTGTCGCCGTAGCGGAATTTTGTCTTTGTCCTGCCCGTATAGTCTTTGTTTCTGTCGGGGTCGCTCTCTATGGTCATCTTGCTTTCATCATCTGCGGTGACAAAACTCACTGTTACCTTTGCCATATCTGTACCTCCAGTTTGTCTGTTATCTTGAGCGGAGCGGTGCTTATGTTTATGGATGCGCTGATTGCCTCGCCTGTGCCGTATGGTGTTTTTACTTTCAGTGCGCCTGTGGTGTTGAGTATGTTCGAGTGTGTGGTCACCAGGGTCAGCTTGTCCGATGCCTCTGCCAGCTTTGACTTCGCCAGTTTATAAGCCGTGGCGTGGTCGCATATGTTTTCGGCTGAGATGCTCGTTATGCTGCCGCTCCCTTTCATTATGACCACCCGATTATCCAGATAGGCGCACAGTGTCACACTGTCTGATTCTGCTGATACGGTGTACAGGTCGTATGTGGTCTCGTACCTGATGCCTGCCGTGATACAGGACGCATCTGCATAGACCTTCTTTCCGTCTGCTGTGAAGCCTGCGGAGAGTATCTTCATGCAGGGTTTCGACAGTCTGCCGTATCCGTTTTCGAATATTATGCCCTCTGTCACGGTTTCTCTGTTTCCGCTGTTTATCAGCTTCAGTTTCCCGCCGTCGGCTCTCACGGGGATGCCGCTCTTACCGTATACTTTCAGGCTGATGCCTTTCACGGCTTTTCTGGATGATGGCTCCAGAGTTATGTGGTCGTCGCCGTTTTTGCCGTATATCACTTCAACTGCCCCTTTGAACCTCTCGGGGGAAGTCTTTGCCCAGCTAAGGATATGCTTCGGCGTGTATACTGCGCATGAACTCGCATCGTATACCATGCTCCTGCCGTCCTTCATCTGGCGGGCTTTTGCTCCGCACATCTCAGCCAGCATCACTGCTATGCCGTGGTCTGTGCCGTCTGCCTCTATCCCCTGAGTGACGAAATCCGCAGCAGAGAATATTATGTCCGTATCATCCGCACAAAGGGCCGATGCACGCTTTATACCTGCTGTCACGGATGCGTATCCGCTAGGCATACTGCCTGTCAGGGTACACTGCTCAGGCGAATGCTCCGCCGTATCAATACGGAAGGCGTATGCCTCACCGTTGATGAGGATATCGATGGATTTCGGCGTATTTTTCAGAGGTTTCAGCACTGCTTTCAGCCTTATCGGTTCATTCCCGCCGAAGAGTTTTATCTCTGCGCTCCTTAACAGCTTTGTGATGTCGATGCCGTCTGCATATACTTCCAGCTCGTCCTTTATGATGTGGGCTGTGGTTTGGGGGAGGCGTATTTCACAGCTTCCTGATGTGTCATACAGCCCGAACGGTATCCTGATGTCAGTTGATGCTCTGAGTGCATACTCGCCTATGGTGTTTAAGGATGTCAGACTGCCCTCAAAGGCTTCTGCCAGCTCTGTGGATATAGATACGGCTCCATCAAGGGCGAGTGCGTTCACCGTATTACAGGCGACAGTGGCTTCATCCATAGCAGACAGACTGACGGGGATATTATCCGAGCCTCTGTATACTTCGGCAAAGAGTGCGTATATCAACAGCTCGCCGTTCAGTCCCTCCGGTATAGGCAGGTTCAGGCTGTCCGAAATGGACAGTGCGGAGGCAAGCTCCACACTGCCGTCTATCACAAAGGGGGCTGTGATGCTCAGACTGCCGTTCAGCCCTGACTGTGAGGACAGAGATATGTTTAAAAGCGGTGCTCCGCATTGTATAAACATATCAGCCTACCCTGTACCAGCCGTCTCCGCCGCAGGCAAATGTGGCGTACTGCCACTGCTGTGTGAGCTCCACCAAGTCTGCTGCACCGTCTATTGTGCTGTCTATGGGGAAGATGATGGCAACGCCTGAGCCCGAGTCTATCTTCTTCACCGTTACCATCTTTCCCGTGTGTGCGCTCGGTTCGGGCAGGTATGAGTGTATCCCCACTGACCCTGTCGTCACGAAGATGAAGCGTTCGCTGCCGTCGAGGAACCTGTTTTCAGACAGGAAGATCACGTCCCCCTCGGATGTCCCTGATGAAGGTGCTGAAGCCTGCGGACCGTCTGTCATATATACTGTCCCGCTCTGGCTCATTACAAACACGGCAGACTGCCACTGCTCCGTCAGCTCCACGGGGGTGCTGTCCCCTTCGTATCCGCTGATGATCACCTTGTTTGCGTCGTCGGAGAATTTATATATCTTGAGGGGGACACCGCAGTATTCCTTTGCCGAGGGGAGGGTGATGTTTATATCCTCTGCCGATGTGTCTGCATAAAGTGTGCCTTCGCCGAATGATACGCTCGGCATGTCTTCGTCTATTATGCGCAGGTTTCTGTAGCTGTCGGCGTTTGCGGATATGACGATCCATCCGTCGTCGCTGTGTATAAGCTGTGCAGACCCGTCCGAAGGTATGCTTATGTATCCTTCGGCAGTATGTGCATATCCGTCGGATGCGTTCGGATATAGCTTCAGTGTCTGATACGGATATATGCCTCTGTTGAGTATCGTATATGTCAGCCCTTCACACACATCCGATGCGGGGAGCGTGACAGACTTTTCCCCCTCTGCGGGGGTGAATGTACACAGCATCTTTGTGTCGTCCCTTTCCATGGTGTATGCGGTGTCGGACATCACGGTGACGGATGCCGTGTTTCCCGCTGCGGAGTATATGTATTCCATAGTTTCCGCCGTCACCACGTTTGCTATCAGGGAATCCTGCGCCCAGTCACGGGCTGTTGTCCCTTCCTCTCCCCGTACCGCTTCGAAAACTCCTGCGGATGTGCGCATCAGCGTCAGTATCTCGCTGTTCACATCCTCCAGAGGCGAGCCGACCCCTGCGCTCCATATCACGGCGGTGAAGTATCCGTCGGGGAAGAGGGCGTCGTCTGCTATGTGTACGGATGTGTCCGATGCAGAGAGAGCCTGTGTCAGTTTTGATAGTGCGAAATTCGTATATGTAAGGTTAGCCATGTGTCACCTAATCTATCATCCAGTCCAGAGTGAAGCTGTTGTTCGGCTCATGTGCGCACCCTGCGGGGACAGCCTCTTTTATCCAGAAGCCTGCACATGAAGGCGCAGTGGTGAATATCACCGTGTCCCCCGCTTCGAATATTCCCGACCAGCTCTCTGATGGTATGCTGAAATAAGGTTTGTTTGTCTGCGGGTTAGACGGTTCGTATGCAGAGCCTGTTGTGCCCGATGCCAGTGCGCCTGTTTCCGCTCCCGACACTGCAAAGCTGAATGCGCTGTCGAATGTGACAGAGTATGTGTCTGCTATTGTTCCGCCGTTATAGAGGGTTACGATGCTCTCGTCGAATGTGCCCGATGAGGATGATACTGCTATGTCAGTCATCTCGGGGGCTAGGTTGCCCGTTTCTATCATCACGCCCACGTGTGTGCTGTATGAAGAGAATCCGTCGGGGAGCTGGGATTCGAGCTGTATTGTCGCTGTTGTGCCGTTCCACTCTGCGCACGGTACCGATGCAGATGTGCGTATGTTCACCGTGTTCCCCAGATCATCTTTGATGATGAGCATAGCGCCCTCTGGGATGGCGTAGTCGCTGGATTTAAAAATTACCTGTATGGATGTGTCCCCAGCGGATGCCGTGTATGCCAGTGTACCGCATCCTGTCCATCCGTCCGATGTCAGGTCGTCCTGTGTGTCGGAGTGTGTCCCCTGTTTTATATAGAACCTGTCTTCGCCGTTGCCTGGGGTACTGATGGCGACAGATGCGCCGTATGCCGTCTCGCCCAGCGGGTTCATGTTGCTGATGAAGGCCTTACGGTATCTTGTTACTCCGCTGTCCCTTTCGGATGATGTCACTCTGGGGAACAGGTTAAACTTCACTCCGCTGATCACCTCAGAGGCGAAGCTGACCCTCCCGCCGTTTATGCTGTCGTCTGTTATCGTTTCTGCTTTCAGTATTTTTATGTCTGTCTGATTCATTTAAACCTCCAGAAGCCTTATATATCCGTAGTAGCTGTCGGTGTCCGTTTGTGTCTGTTTCGGGCTTATCGGGTGCAGGTCGAGTGCGGTGTCCGAATGCCTGAAGACGCACGTTTTGTCTGTGCCGTTTATGTTTATGCTTATCTCGTTTGTGCCGTCTGTGAGAGCTTTCAGCCTCTGCACGTCCGCACGGGTCAGCTCGCCAGATATCTTTGGTATGTATATGTCTATCTCAGCATCCTGTATGTCTGCAAAGATGACTTCTGTCCCGTCGGGGCATGCTGTCCGCTCGGTTTTATGTGTGCTGTTTGATATCTCGTTTGCCCACACGGCGGACTTTGGGAGTGTTATGTCTGATATGCGTATCATCCCCTGCACCCCGCAAATGTTATGTCTATGGTGTATGATGCCGATCTGCTGTTTGTGTCTGTTTTGCCCGACTGGGCGAGGGATGCGGGCTCCAGCTCTTTCAGGGCGTTAACGGCTAGCTCTATGTCGTCGGCTGTTTCGTTTACGCCTATTTTCAGGAACTTCATGCGGACGATGTATGCGTATTCTGTCACCTGCACGCCGTTATCGTCCCTTATCACGCATCCGCTGTAATAGACCGCAGCAGAGGGCTCACGCATTATGGTCGCATCCTTTCGGTCGTCGGACGGTGTCAGCACAGAGTCGAACACGCCGCAGGTATTCAGCGAGTCGGCTATCGCCTGCTTTATCTCCTGAGCTGTCTTCATCAGTAATATCCTTTCCACGAGGTGCTCCCCGAAACGGTCGAAGAGTAGACTCTCCCCCCCTGTTCGGATGCGGGGGCAAGTGGTGCGAGCACTTCGTTGCATTCGTCCTTATACCTTTGGGCTGTTTCCCACTCCGCTGCGAATATGTACATTTGCGCCAGAGCCCACTTTTTCACGGCGAGCCTTATGGCCGGGTCTTCCTCGTCGTATTCAATTCCGAATTTCTCAGCGGCCAGTCCTACATACGCACGGGCGGATTCCAGTGATTCTTCCGCAACGGCATCATCACCACGGCATATGGCGTCGTAGTCCTCTGTCTGTATCATTTCCTGAAGCTCATATATGTCTATCAGCATGGTTTACCTCTTTTGATAGGGCGGCGGGGCGCATCAAAGCACCCCTGCCTATTTTTGAGTCGAGCCTTATACGGCTGTTGCCCAGCAAATACCCTTTGTGAACGGAACAGGGAGCGGTTTGCTCTCTGCGATGATCTCGATGCTTGAGGACCTCGGGTCTTTCACGCTCTTTACGAAGAAAGGCATGGCAGTAAGGTTGCTGTCGAGGTCGTCTATGACAGAGTAGACCAGTTCGAAAGGCGCATCGGCGGCGAACGCCATCACCTTTGAAGTATCCACGACCTTTGTCTGTGAGCCTGTGGCGAGGTCTGTGTATGAGCTGTTCTGAAGCTCTACCCTGAATCCTGCTATGTTGATGGTTCTTGCGTCTATCATGCCCGTGATGCCTGTGTTGTTGACGTCCTGGACGATCTTTGCCAGAGCCATGAAGGCGTCCTGACCCGCCCAGAAGCGGATGTCGGAGCCGTAGTGTGTCTCAGCCTGGATGTTTGCCTCCATGCTGATGAGGTCTGCGAGGACGGCGTCGAGTGTGATGCCCGAGTCTGTCCATGCAGTGCCGACGGAGTGGCTGAGTGTGGAGCCGAAGTCTACGCTGTATGTGCCGTATCCGCCGTCCATAGCCATAGGGTATTCACGTCCACTCCGTTGAGCCTTTCGGAAGGTCTGAACGGCTGAGGTTCGATGTGTGTGATGTTCATGCTTTCTTCATAGACAGGCACAGGCTCTCCGCCTCTTTTTGTGATGGCGATGTTCTTAACCGCCTGCTGAAGATCGTTGACGGAGACTGTAGGCAGAGGGTGATTTCTGCGTTTGTCCGCCGTGTAGATGCTGTCCATGACGGGGGATTTAAGCTCCGGCATGTTTGTGAGTGCTTTGATGAGTGAGTCTGTTGTGAAATATCTGCTGAGATCAAGCTGTATCATTTATGTATCCTCCTAGAATGACCAGATGAGTGTGTTTGCCTCGAGGGCTTCTATTTCTGCGGAGACAGATTTTACGCCGAGGGTGAGGAGGCTTGCGCCTACTACTGTTCCGTGGATGATGACTCCGCCTGCGGTGTCTTTCGCCGTGTCTGTCTGTGATGAGCACACGCCGATAGGTGATGCCTCTGTTCCGCCTGATGCAGGGTCGTATGAGACCACGTCGCCGTTAGAATCCAGTGCGAGTATCTCGCCTGCTCCGATGATGCCGTTGTCCGCTTTGAACTGCATAAAGCGGATCACTGCTGGGTGTCTGTCGTCGATGACAGATTTGTCTGTGATGGTCTGCTGACCGATAACGCCGTTTACTGTTGCCATTTATTCCTCCTAGATTTTGCTGAATACGTTTACGGACGTTTCAGCATTTTTTGTTCTGATAGCTTGGGATATCCCTTCTCTCACGGGGTGTTTCACGCTTTCGAATATTTCCGTCAGCATGGAGACTATCTCCTCGCCGCCTGCGGAGAGCTGATAGTCTGCGAATCTGATGAGCTCCTCACGCTTGCCGAAGGGGATCTTCCCGGCTGATGCGTCTGAGAGCTTTTTGATGAGTGCGCTCTTCTTTTCCTTACGCAGGGATGCGTATTCGGAGAGCTCCGCATCGGAGAGGGTGAGTGAGCATCCGCCGTTTATGGCGAATGTGACGATGTCTGACCTGTCGCCCATCTCGATGAGCTTCAGCCCCTTTATCATCGGGGGGACAGCGCCGAGGAACGCCACGTGGTGCAGATACATCTGCTCGTCTGCGTTTCTGCCTGCGCCTATGCTCCAGTTCTTATAACGTCCCTCTGCGATCGCCTGCTGAAGCTCTTCGTTCAGCTCCAGCTCGCCTGTGAGTGTCTGTCCGTCTTCGGACACTTCGAGAGCTGTGACCCATCCGTATGCGGGCATGGAGTCGTCGGCCTCGTGACCTATTGTGACGGGCACATCACCTGTGAAGGTTGCTGCCATGTCTCTCAGGTCTTCTTCTGTTATGGTGATGCCGTTATGGTTTCCGGTTTTCGCCAGTTCCAGTTTCATGTTTCCTCCTTTAGAGTTTTTCGAGTGAGTGGATGGTACAGGAATGAAATAATGGATATGTTTAAGGGCGGTTAAACCTGAAACGGCTGTGGGGGCTGAACTTTACTCTTTCAATGGAATCTAATAAAATGTATTGTATTCACTTAGACACGACCAGAGAGGTGCTTTGATGAGAGTTTTGATTGCTTTGTTTTCGCTGGTTCTTATGACTGCCGGCTGTACTGTTAATCAGGAAGAGTATACGGCGGGACTAGATGCTGCGCTTAAAGCGCCGACATACGAAGAAGCTGTCCGTAGCTATGAAAATAATGTTACGAAGTCTGTTCATTCGGATTATTACTATGAAGGACTTGCGGATATAGACTACGCATTCGGCAGATACGGCGAGGCTGTAAATAATTATACAAAAGCTATCAGAAACCACGGCGATGCGAAATATCACCTGAAAAGGGGACGTGCATATGTCAAACTCAGCTTTTATAAAGATGCGGTGATAGATTTCAGAACCGTTATAGATAAAGCAGGGAAGAAATACCCTGTGGCATATGTGGAGAGAGCAAAGGCACATGTGGCTATGGGCGACTATGCAGAGGCGGCAAAGGACCTTAAAGGTGCAGAGAGATGGGGCGGAGAGAGCGCAGATTTCCTCGTAGCTATGGGCGACCTGTTATTTAATATGGGCAAGTATGACGAGGCAAAGACATACACCCTCAAGGCCATGCAGAAATCACCTGAAAACTCTGAGCTTTATCTGCTCAGGGCGAAGGTGTTCTATAAGCAGAAAGACGCAAATCAGGCCGTTAACGACCTTGAAAAGGCCATTGCAATAGACAAGACGAACCTCGAGGCGAAGCGTATGCTCGCATGGGTATACTCCACAAACCCTCTGGAATCATACAGAAACGGCGCAAAAGCCATAAAGATAGCTAAAGAACTCTATGACCTGAACGTCGTGCACTATGCAGAAGTGATGGCTGCGGCTTATGCGGAGACCGACGATTTTGAAAACGCAATAAAGGTATTGGACGAAGCAATAGCTCAGACACAGGATCTGGTTCAGAAAGAAGATTTCAGATACGATATACAAAATTATGAAAAAGGTACGAAACTCAGATTGTGGTAATTTTTACCGTTAAAATGTGATTTTTTTTAATGGTCAAAAAATAAACAGTTTTGTCTAAACTGTGAAGACACAAGGTTTCTGACTATTTTGTAAACATGTTTTCCAAAATTTTGTTGAAAAAAAAGTGCTTGACAACCTAAACCCCGTGTTTGCGGGGTTTTTTGTTAAAATATTGATAAATAAGGTTTTTTTATGCGAGTGTTGAAAAGTGTTGGTTTATTGGCTAATTAACGCTGTTTTTATCCACATGTTTTCCACAAGTCATGGGCAGATTCGAGAATGTGTGAAAAATCAGACGGTCTGTCCAGAATACCTTTCAACAGGTTTTCCTCTTTGCTCACAAAAGATATAGCGAATGAGTATGATATGTCTTCCATTTTGTCATAAAAATCTCTTTTAGACGGTATTATTCTTAGTAATAGCTTGTCGGGCATTTTCTTATTTTTAAATACCCTGCTGAACACTTTTACAGGCTGCCATTTAAAGAGCTCCTGTGCATCTTTTCCTTTGGGGAACCCCGCCGTATCTTTCGCCGTCATCACAGATATCCACTTCCCTCCGTCGTAATACCCGAGTGATATATCCAGCATTGTCATGCAGTAGTAATGAGGGAAAGCTATGTCCACGTGTGTCTTATAAACAAGTGTCAGGACGATGCCCCCTGAGGCTGCACCGTTTTTTATCATATCTGGGGGAATAGGTATCTCGGGCAGTTCGACTATCTGCTCAGGCTTTACCAGCCCCTGATGGATGTATGTTACATGGTTTTCGTCATTATCCACATCGGCAGATATGCCGTATCCGCAGTATATGTCTGTTTCTTTGGAGCTTTTGTTTAGGAATGCATCGTGTATAAGCAGTGTTTTCGTTATGTCGGGGCTTTTAAATGCATGATTATATTGATGATACAGTTTTGCTGCTTTTGATGTGACCATGGGGACAGCGTGGGAGGTTCCGATGTCTTCTGCCAGCTCGTTCTGCACACCTATGCTGAATACTCCCACAGGTTTCAGCCTGCCGAAATGCTCAGCATGAGCCCCTCCGTATGCGGCGATATCCGGCTTTATGAATCCCAGCGGTGCCGGGCCGTGCCTTGTGAATAGTGAAGGTGAGTGTTTCTTCTGGATATTGGTATCTGTGTGTGCGACGGAACCGACGCTGACGGAATGTACGCTTTCGGCCGGTGATGTTAGAGACTTCGGAGATTCTCCGTCGGGTGCACAGTTGCCGGCGGATATTATAAAGAGCACGTCATATTCTTTCTGCAGTGTGTCCAGTATGTATGCGGAGTATGAGAACTCGTCTCCGAGCAGGGCAGATGTGCCCATGGAGATGTTATAAACTTTTATGGTCTTTGAGTATTTCTGCAGGATGTCTGTCATGTTTCTGTAGAAATCGCTGATGGATAAAAGCCCGTCTGAGGGCATCATTTCAGCGTTCAGGTACAGTATCCCGCCGAACTCCTCCCCCTCCTGAAGCATGCGTCCGCAGACAAAAGTGCCGTGGGCTGGATTTCGCTTTTCATCAGGGATGTAGCTTTCCGTGGATATCTCCCACTCTTTCAGCAGGGAGTCAGATGCCACGCCGGAGTCTATCAGGGCGGCCTTGGGATATGCTTTTTGAAGGGCTCGTTCTTTCACACAGTTCAGCGGCAGCGGAGCGTGCCTTATATAATGCTCTTCCAGATGGATACTATGAGCACTTTCCACAGATCTTATCAGAGAGTGTGATGTGAGGTTTTCCAGCTTTGACAGGTCGTTTATGTTTGCTTTTACGATGTGCAGACTGCCGACGGAAAAGACATCGCCTGCTCTTATATTAAGTCCGTCTCTGAGGAAGTGAAGAACCCTGCCGTAGTTGTCGTTATTAAACAGCTGGATTACTATGTCGCCTTCGGTCACTGAGTTTTTCAGCTTATCCTCCGGCAGGAGTGCTCTTATTTCTGACATATGGGTCAGTGATTTGCGGAAATTCATGTTTCGGCTGTAGCGCAGAATGTTTTCAAATCTGGCGATGTCTGCATCGTCCTCCAGAGCAAATATGAGATCCTCAGGGGACAAACTGCCTGTCAGCTTTATATCTGCGGTTTTAAGGAAGTGGTATCTGTTCGACTTCGAAAGTGAGCCTTTTTTCAAGGTCAGCAGTGAGTAAAGGGGGAGGTCGTTATTAAAGTCGAAACGGTTGTATGCTGTTCGGGCATTTCGTATGCCTGCTACGGCTTTATCTATGTTCAGAGGCTGGCCTTCGGCTATTCTGGGCGGTCCTCCTCTTGTCATTCTCGGGTTTGTTCGATGCATGTATTTAGAAAAACGTAAAATAAATGGGGCGTTTTCGCCGCTAATATCCAT